CGCGTCGTGAACGGTCACATAGTCAGCCATCGCTTGATGAGCAGCCCGATCAAAACCCTGGAGTGGCCGGCGATCACGAACCTGGGCACCAATCGTGCCCGTCGTCTCGGTGCATCGCTCGACCGTTATCCATGCATTCCACAGCTGACAGAAACTGTCAAAAATGTTCTTGTTCTGTTCTCATTTGCACGCTTTGATTGAAGGAGCCCAGGCGGCAGAGACCTGGGCGACCAGGAGAGCGTTATGAGTTCCAGGAAGAAGCAGGATACCGTCGAGCGGCTGACCTATTACGTCGTGCAGACCTATCGAGCCGCAGGCCGGAACGGCATTTCGGCCGACGAGCCGATGCCCGCCACCGATCGTGATCACGCTAACCGTCTCTTCGAACGCTACAAGCCAATCCGCGCCGGCGTCGTCGCCTTCTACCGCACCGGCCGCCCGGACACTGGAGATTGGGACGACGCCATCATCCTCGCCAGGCATGGCAGATTGCCCGCCGATGTCGACGGCCTGCGGGACGATTGCGACGCCGATTTCGAGCGCCCTGATCTGGGTGAGCGCGACTTCAAGGTGGCTTGAACAGGGAGGCGGCGGCCATCGCGGCCGCCGCTTTCATTATCGGGTGAAGCCGTAGCTCTTGGCGACGCGCTTGATCTGGGTGCAGTGGGCCGTCTTGCCGGAAGCGGTGAGACTCTTCAGCTGGATCTCCTGCCCACCCGTCATCATCCTCAGATTATTAGTGAAAGACATGTCGTCAGGCTTGACGCGCTTCTCGACGAACGCTGCGATCGCCGCCTGGTCATAAGAGAGCTCGCAGAGCGCCTCGGAAGCGAGGAGGGAGCCAAGCTCATTGGCCAGAGCGATGGCCTTCATATCCTGCGCTGCTGCCACACTTGCAGCGAGCGCGGCCGCGACGAGCACGCCGGCCTTTATCAGCATGGAGCACCTCACTGGGAAACCTGAACGAAGACAGGGATGGTCTCACCGGGTTTGACCGGATTCGGCATCGTGGTTTGCTGGATCGCTGCGCAACGCGGACCGGTCGTTTCTTGCGTCCACCCGTCCGCCTTGGCGCGCTCGGCTCGAGCGACGATCTCCGCCGGGTCGATGCGTTCGAACTGCTCGGTGAGGCCAGACAGGCCGATGGCGACGAGCATCTGGGCCATAAGAGTGGGGTTAAGCGACCAACCCTTGCACTTTTCGACAACGACACTGTTGGCCACGCCGAGCTCGATCGCCTTCTCGAGCAGCGGGTGCCGTTCCTGGGCGATCGCGCTGGAACTGGTGACCGCGAGGGCCAGGGCAAATATGGCTCTTTTCATCATCTCCCCCTTTAGACTTCACCACCAGCCCAAACGACCCGGCCGGCGACGCGCAGCGCCTCGGCATCCGGCGCTGCCAACTGCTCCGGGGCATACCGTTCGTTGTCGCTCAGCAGCTGTATCGCTCCCTGCCAACCGATGGCGATCCGCTTGATGCGGACGTTGTTCCCGTCGACCAGCACATAGATCCCGTCCTTGCGGGGCCGGTCGATCCGGATGTCGATCAAACAGATCGCGCCATCGGGAATCGTCGGCGTCATGCTGTCGCCCCGGCTGTCGGCGAACCGCGCGAACTTCTCCGGCAGGCCCAGCTCGTTCAGCCAGGCGCGCGGGAAAGGCAGCTTCCCGATCTCATAGGGCCTGGCATTCTCGATGCCCGGCCCAGCTGAGGCGATCACGTCCAGCATCGGAATCATCACGACGTTGTCGTTGAGCGCCTCGGTGATGAGCTCGGTTCTCACCAGATTTAACGGGATCGGATCGCCATAAATGAGGTGATCCGTCGTCACATCGCAGGCCCGAGCGATCTCGCCGAGGCGAATGGCAGGGATTTCCGACTGGTTTCGGCAATACCTGTCGATCGAAGATTGCGGGATTTCCGTTAGGGCCGCGACCCTTCCGCGCCCGCCGGCCCGGTTGATCGCGTCCGACAGGCGCTCCGCCACTTTTGCTGGGTCGATCAGCAAGTTTGATCCCTATCCACACCGCATCGTCAGATTTGCGTTGACAGCGCCTCGCACATCTGATGATCTCGCCACAAGTGCCGCCCACAAGTGTGGTTAACACACCAAAGGTGACGTGACGAGACGGAGCCCCATGCCCAACTGGACCAAACAGCAGATCCTGTTCGCCTTGCGCGAGAGCGGCACCACCGTCGCGGCGATCGCCGAGAGGGCGGAAATCAGCCGCTTCACCATCTATGGCGCACTCGAACAGCCATATCCCAAGGTCGCGAACCTCATTTCTGAGGCGCTGGGCAAGAAGCCGCACGATATCTGGCCCGATCTCTACAACAAGAAGGGCACGCGCCGCGGTCTGCTCTCGCGCGAGAGGGCGGCCTGATGCGCGACGCCTCTGCCTACTTCGACACGAGCCGCGACGTGCTCGACCTCGCGTCCCCCCCCTCAGCGCCTGCCCACGAAATCGAGATCGAGACTGCCTCGATCGACGTCGTCGATCGGCTTCGTCTGGTCGACCGTGCCCATGTCGAGATGATCGCTGCCTCAGTCGCTGAGAGCTATCTGCATCAGCCTATCGCGGTAGCGAGCACGCCCGGTGGCGGCAATCGCTACCTCCTCGTCGACGGCGAGCACCGGCTCGAGGCCTTCAAGCTGCTGGGCCGCGACACAATCCCGGCTCGCATCCGGACGCTGACGCCGGAAGAGCGCGAGAAGCACGAGATTCACGCCAACCTGATCCGGAACGAGCTCACCGCGCTCGACCGAACGATCTTCGTCGGCCGGCTCGCCGACATGTTCGCCGCGGAGCACGCCGACGCCCGCCACGGCGGCGACCGCAAGTCGAAGAAATGGCGCGAGAAAAATCAATTGGCCAACTTGGCCAATTGGTCGAGCTTCTCGAAGGAGGCCGCCCGCCGGACCGGCTTGGCAGAGCGCTCGATCCGCCGTACCCGCGAGCTCGCCGCCGGCCTGTCCGCTGAGGCCGTCGCGCTGATCCGCGGCACCAAGCTTGCCGATAACCAGGCCCAGCTGCAGGCGCTCGCTGCGCTTGATCCGGCCGATCAGCTCAAGGTCGCCCGCGAGATCGCCGAGGGCCGCGCCTCTAATCTCACCAAGGCCAAGGTCACGGCCGGCATGCTGCCGCCAGGCGGAGCCGTGCGCGAAGAGGATCGACCGCTCGTCAAGCTGGAGGCCCTGCTAGCGCGCTTCACGCCCAGCCAGCTCCGCGGTGCGAAGGTGATGATCGACGCCAAGATCGCGGCGCTCGACGCCGCCCAGGCGCCCAAGTCCGCCAAGGCCAAGAAGGGCGGTGCGGCATGAGCGGGGGCAATCTCAGACCCCTGCCGCTCTTTCGGGCCGTCTACCTGCGCCGGGATCTCGAAACCGGAGGCAGCGTCGTCCTGGATATTATCGAAGTCGCGCCCCGCGGCTTCGATACCGCCGGCAGATGCGCCCCCAAGGGCGAGGCGGCGGTGCATCGTTACATCCGTCGCCACTACGAGGCCGCCAACGCTGACGTGATCCAAGTGTCGCGCGCATTTGGCGATCCGAGACAGCCAGCCGCCTGGCGGCTTGTCCCGCGCCTGTCGGTGCCCGCAGCATGAAACTCTGGCTGACCTCG